GATTGGCTCATTCGCATAATTAGCAGCTGCTCGTTCTAATGCTGCGCCAGTGCGAATTGTGCGACCTGCGCGATTTAATACACCTTCATCATTTCCATAAAATACAACTAGGCTGCCAATGCCTTCATTCGGGATGTCTTGTCCATTGATGGCATAACCTGTGATCTCGCTGGCATTGGCATTAGTTTTAATAGTTACTCGGATCGGGTCAATGCGTTGAACTGATCGCACGCGAAATGTGTCCTGATACTGCTCCATAATTTGTAAATACCCAAACCCATATAGCAAAATGTCACTAGCCAGCCATGCATAAACTGCTTGACCTGGCACGCGTGGATCAGGTGTGTTAAACACTCTAGGTGCATCTAATGTTTCACCAGTTGAACGATCTCTTAACACAATTGGAATTGACGCAATTGATCCAGCAATGATATTGCGTGCGCGGGCTGCGGTAGGTATGCCCATGAATTCTTGATAAGTAGCGGTGTATTGCGTAGGCATGAATGGATAAAGTGAATCAATAGAATTTAACGGCGCAATGTTGTAAGCAGCTGCTACATCAGGGGATGGTGAATCAGCGCGTGCCTGGATGTTACGAAATCGATCAAGTATCGCCATGCCTTAATTTTTTCAGGCTTCTAGCATTATCCGATCAATATATCAACATCCGTTGATGGGCGTGTCGCAAAATGTGTCACCAGCGCACCTGCAACGGCTGCACAAATTGCTGACTGACTAGCCCGCCTACCAAACACAACACCACCATCACCTCGGTTTAATTTGACCGCTGATAGCACTTGGATGTTTAAGGATTCCTGATTTGTGTGTCTTAGGCGACCACTATTTATGGCAGATAAAAATTCATCTACCGCCTGTGGGTAATACCCATCCGCTTCTTGAACTGGAATGCCTGCATGCCTTAAACGATCCGCTACCGCACCGCTTGTTTTGCGACTAAATAACAAATGCTCAATTGGGTATTTTCGGCAATAGGCAGATGCATCATTGGCAATGGCTTTATCATCCAGGGTTAATTCATTGCTCCAGGTGTGTAGCAGTTTGATAATGAATTTGTCATCATCTAATTGCTGCGCAGCCACCAGGGCAGCATGCCTGCGATCAGGTGAATGATCTAATGCCATCCAGGTAATTTTCTCAGGATTTAATTCCAAATCAGGGGATTGGCAAGCACGCCATTCAATTTCACCAACGGCTGCGGTAATTGTGGCAACCCACCTGGACAACACCTCAGTCATCACAACCTCATGGGGATCATTAAGCAATTGGGCGATATTGTCTGCATGGATTGTATGACCTAGGGCTGGAACTGCGGCAATTATATTTTTTGGATCATTGACATCATCACTTGGAGCAGACCATTCAAAGTATGCAATGTCATCAGGTGCGCCCGCAGCGGCAGCGATCCCACGATCCCGCAGCTGATTAAGCACCAATGAATGTTGATCACCCGCTGAACTAAATGCCATAATCATTGGATTCTTGGCTGCAAGTAATGAATAACGCAATGATGCAAAACCTTCAAGGTCATGTTGTTCGCGCACCTCATCAAGTAACACTGTTGTAGGTGATGTGCCACGCGCAGCGGAATTACCAGCCTTAATTGCAAACCTGGAGATTCCAGACTTATTGGCAACTGTAATTTCCTCATTGCCATGTGACCATTTAATGCGTTGAACTTTCTTAGACAATTCATCACTGCCTTCAATCAATCCAACCAGGGTGCGAAATTGCTCCAGGGATGTTGTAAGTCGGTGAGCAGATGAGATTTGCAGTGGCTCATCAAATATAAACATGCCCGCCAAAATTCTCAATAACATAAGCGTAGATTTTCCCGACTGCCTGGACACAATAGTTGTCACCAGGGGAGTAGCCCACCTGCCATCAGGTTTAACTTTATGTGAATGCTCCAGCACAAATTTCTGCCAGGGCATCAATTCCATTTTAAGGTTTGATGCAAAATCAATGATTTCAAAGCCCCTAGATGGTAAATCATTCAATGGCGTGTGGATTCTAGGCGTTGGAGATCCAAAGGTGGCAGCTAATGACTGAGCAAAATCCGATTCAATTCGATCATTACCGATCACGACCTGATCATTACTGGTCACAACTGATTCATCCTTAGTCATGACTTATGCTCACATTTGTGGGGGTAAAACGATCATGGAGAGTCGGGGGTGTTGAATCGCTATCAAAAAAACGCGCACCCCTTCTCAAATTGCAGTTACGGCATAGTAATCTCAAATTAGAATCCATGTCACTGCCACCTTTAGATTTAGGAATGATGTGATCAATGTGCATTTGTCCTTCATCAAGCCCACACAATTGACACACTTGATCTCGTTGGATTATGCGCTTGCGTATCTCACGCCATCCTCTAGTTGATCCATTACTCCATGCTTTAGACATCAGTAATGACCCTTTATTTTCCAATAAGCCCAGGCATTACATGGCGTTGTATAACGCGCTTGAATGTATTTATAGCCTAGATTTATTTGCTCATAAGGATCTGTTGTCTTTAGATTAAGTAGTTGTGGAATACCAGCTGCACTTGATCGTTTATTCTTGGCTTTGTAATTCCAGTTGCTTTCTTTATTCCAAAGCAATTCCAAACATCTATATTCTTTAGCATCTATTACTAATGAATGCGCATAGAGTTTGAAGTGATCAATAGGTGAAATTGAATAAGTTTTTTCGCTAAAGGTGATCTGCAATAGCAGAATACATAGCACGCCCGATAGTGAGCCTCGCAGGGAGATCGTTCGCGCTGCATCTCCCAGCGGCTTGGGTGAGCGTAGTGCATGTGTCAAGTCCATAGCAACAACTCCTCGGTAGCGTGTCGAAATACATGCAACCCCAATTCAGGCAAGATGGCATTGCGCAAAACCTGGCGTTTGTTAGACAATTGATAAGCATCCAGGTTCACCCCATGTAATGCTGAAAGTTGGGGGATTTGGCTATCACGCAGAATTTCTTTCACAAATGCCTTGTCACCGATTTGATAGTTAGCCCAAAACAGGTGGCGTTGCAGCTTAGATGTGGGCTTAATTAAGGGTGTGTAATAAGGGATTACATTCTCCACCACCCATTTGCCTTTGAAGTTATGCATGAGAAACAGAATCTCTTGATACAACTTCATATCAGCATAAATGGGCTTTGATCCAGCAAATCGCACCCGTAAGTTTTGTCGCATACTGGAATGTGATTGGCATGGCGGAGATGACCAAATGAAATCGTAATCCATGAAATGATCCTCTAAATAATCATGAGCATCACCAATAATTACCTGGTCATTAGGATAGAAATCTGAATAAATGGCTGCGATTTTAGGCTCAATTTCAATTGCGGTGATTTGATGCTCATCACCCCATAATTTACGATTGCCACCAATGCCAGCGTAGAGATTAAGAATTTTCATGATCGCCTACAAATTCAACACCCAGGTTGCCACACCCAGTGCATTCCAGCACCTTTAGCCCAGGTGGAAGTGTGTCGCCAACTATTCGCTCTAACCCTTGAGTTTTGATTTTGCACACTCTGCAGTTAAATGGATGCAGTGGCATAAACGCTCCTCGATAATGTTTCAACTGGTCTAAGGTTTATTTGACTAACCCACCATGATTCAGATTTAGAATGTTTGAACCTGGGTTTTTTAGCTGCTATAACTGGGATGTAACCAATGATCCTATAATCAGGTGCAGTGCCAACACATAGAATTGCAATATCAGCCTCACGATCATGATTAGCCACGATTAAATGACCATCAAGCCATTTAGTCCATTTGACTTCAATGCCAGTGCCAATGTCAGCCTCATGTTTGAATGAATTGATGGTCGGCATGAAATTAGATAGCCCTAAAGCCCTGGCAACGGCTATTTCAGCCCCTGTGGCATTAACATGCAACGCCATTTCATCAAAGTAGTTAGTCGGTGAGATGCTAGGGAATCGGTGGGTGTAGTTGCCTAACTTGGCATTTTCCGCGCGTGCTAAACCAACCCTGGCTGCGATCATCTCCTCAGCCTGGGTCAGTTTTACCTGGATCATCTAGTTATGTGTTTCAGGTAGCAGATGCGACAAACATGAAACATGCGATCTACGATCTTGATCATGTCTATGCGATTGAATGGCTCAAAGCATGAATCACAAATCTGAGCCTGGCGATCATTTAGCAATTCGCCTTCATTGGTAATGTGTCCAGTAACGCCATTGCGTGTGAATGAGATTCCACCCATGATCAATTCCAAATCGGCTTGCATTGATTGGTTTTTGATCCGCACACATAACCTGCGTAGGGTTTGCCAGTCTTGCCCACGCCTGCTTTTTCAAGCATGTAGCCATGTGAGCATTGTGGTTTTTCAGAGTGTGTAACACCCTCATAAATCTCTTTAACCATCACATCCATTGATGCACCAACGGATGCAAATTCAGGATCAGGCACAATGCTTAAATTGACCCGATCCATTCGGTCTTTAGATTCACGCGGTATGCCTTCACTAAATTTAGATATTGCGCCAGTGTGCAAACTGCGACCCAGGGAACTTGTAGCTGCATTTTCTAATGGGAATCGGTTATTGCTGGTGCGTATTTCCTCAGCAAAATCAGTTGAGTAGGGGAGCAGATCAGTTGAATCTCGGTATAGATCAGTTTGCACAATATAGCGTGTGCCATCCTGATAAATGATTTTCTGATCAATTCGCCCACTTGGATATTTCATCCAAAATTTCTCAATGCGCTCGGCTACTGTTTCATAATTTTCAAGAGCCACGACTGACCTCACTTACGATCTGCCTTGATACTTGGATGCCACGCGCAAAACCTCTGCGTGAGCCCATGTGATCGCCATTGCGATAACCTAATTTATAGCCTATGCACACCCCACTGGCTATGCCTAAAATGCCTATAATGGCATTTATTGTATTCATATATCTGCTCCCGATCTCGTTCATCCAGGCGGATGAATCTGATCAGATTATGACACCCTGCGCTGACACCTGGCAATGATCAACACGCCAATGAGCCTATTTACGGCTAAGAATCTCAAAAATAGAATCAACGCGTGCGCTCAATTGCCTAATTTCATCCCTCATTGATTTTCCAGAGTTGGGCAATAACTCACTCATAATGGATTTTGTAACCATTTTCATGACTGAATAGATTGCAGTAAGCAGCGCAATAACGCAACCGATCACCGCAACCCATTCATTTGTTGTCATTACTTGGCATTAACTCCAAATGCTGCATCATCAGGATTGATCCAACGCAACACAACTGGTGCAATTGCTGCAACGCCACCCATTGCCATTTGCTTGAATGTGCCACCTGCCATATAAACTGCTAATGCAGCTGCTAGATATGATCTTGACCAACTAGCCAATAATTCTTTAGCCTGTTTCATTTTCATATTAACCCGCTTTCTTTAGGTTTAGTTTTCCAATCAACTCAGCACATTTGGCTGGATTAAGTGAAATCTCAAAATGCATTTCATCAGGGCGTTTGAAATTACCACCCCAGGTCAATCCGTATTTTTTGCATAATGCCTGGATCAGCACCGATTGCATCGGCGTAAATGTGCCAGCATGACCCAATGGATGCTTTGTCGCATTCAAATCAATTGCAGTGCCACTTGAATGATTGCTCAATTTGTCTGATGATCCACGAACATTGCGAAAGCAATAACCCCAATCATCAAGCGCACCTTCATCAATTGGCTCTATGTGTTGGTGAAATTCAGATGCAAATGTGACCAATAGGGGAGCGACTGATTGAGCGCACCTTAGTTTGATTTTTGTGCCAGGCACGACAAATGAACCGATCCCGATTTCTTTATGATCAGGGGATGCAGTCCAT